AATATACGCTAAACGACTAACTAATGGATGTCCACTTAATCGGTGGCCTCAATAATATGCACTCATTTGATATAGCACAACCTAGAATTGGTTTTTGTTGTAAGATTCAATCTAGTCACGACAAAGCTGATAAAAAATTAAATACAACTACAACTACACTAACTTATTTAAATAATCAATCTCGTGATAAAGCAGTAGAAAAACTATGGACAATTATTCATCACAACTGCGAAACATTGAAGCGACAGGTAGAGTGGGTTGGTAACCTTCCTAGAAATCAGCGTCAATTTCGCCTTAGCAGTGATTTATTTCCTGCGTATACCCACGAAGATTGGATGTGGTTTTATTTTGAACCAGATGTTGTCAATTACTTAGAAAAACATCTTAGTAAAGTTGGCAACATAGCACGCGGTAAAGATGTAAGATTAAGTTTCCACCCAGGACAATTTTGTGTACTAGCAAGTGAAAATGATGGAATTGTTGATAACAGTATTGTTGAGTTTGAGTATCATACTGACATCGCCAGGTATATGGGTTACGGTGTTCGTTTTCAAGATTTTAAATGTAATGTTCATATTGGAGGAAAGCGTGGTCCGCAAGGGATTATTGACGCACTTAGGAAACTAAGTCCTGAAGCGCGCAACATCTTAACAATTGAAAACGCAGAATATACTTGGGGATTAGAGCACAGCTTACAATTGGCCGAACACTGTGCACTAGTAGTAGATATACACCATCACTGGATTAACAGCAAGGGAGAGTACATTGAGCCAACAGATCGACGATTTGAACTGGTTAAAGATTCGTGGCGAGGTATTAGACCTGTTATACACTATTCAGTATCCAGAGAAGATGTACTGGTTGAACACTGTCCAAATGAGTTGCCCGATTTCAAATTACTTGGAAGCATGGGTTTTACGTCAGCTAAATTGCGAGCACATAGTGATTACTACTGGAACAACCGTGTAAATGAGTGGGCAGCTAGTTTTAATAGTTGGGCAGATATACAGTGTGAAAGTAAGCAGAAAAACTTAGCAAGTGAACCTTTTGTGAAAAATTGGATATGAAAAAAGTTGACGTAGACTTGCCTGGTATATACAGATATGATAGCGTTCTCGACGAACAGTCTTGTAAAACATTATATAATTTTATTATAGATAGATGTGGTTTAACAAAAAACTATGATCCTAAATTGATGCCCTGGCAGGAGGGCGATAAATTAGCAGCACTAAGGGTAAAAAATACTGAAGTAAAAAATATAGTATTACAGTATAGAGAAAAAGTAACAGAATTAGTAAAAAATTGTTATAATACTGTATGTTGGCCGGAACAAACGGACTTAGTGTTGTGGAGAACTAATAGACAGCATACATTGCATGAAGACGATCCTAGTAAAATAAAAGTATTTAGTACTGTAACTTATTTAAATAATGATTATAAGGGCGGCGAGACTTATCTAACTGTAGACGGAAAACAGTATTGGAGCAAGCCTAAACCAGGAAGTATTATAATTTATCCAAGTAATACAATACATGGTGTTCCTATAATTACTAGTGGTATAAGGGCAACCATAGGTATATGGTTTTGTACAGATATAAACTTTAAGGAAGAAACCCAAATAGGGTTGCTTTCATAGAGTATATTGTGGTATTTTCTGCTCGTCGACCACATTAATGTGACACATTGCAGAGTCTATTACTAGTAAACCGTCATGAAGTTATGTAAGTTTAGAGCACGGGCTTAGCGGCCTAGGCAGTAAACATAGAATACCACAATATGGGAATTAAACGTGAATAAAATCTATGAACTAGAGTTTTACAATGCCTTATTAGCTGCTCTTGAAAAAGCTAAGGCTGGTAGTATTAAACGCGGAGATAGTGTTAGCTGGAACAGTAGTGGTGGCACAGCTCGTGGTAAAGTTACTAGAATTATTACTAGTGGTGAGGCCAATATACCAGGTAGTAGCTTTAAAATTACTGGTACTCCAGATGATCCAGGAGCACTAATCCGTGTATATCGCCCAGATAGTACAGGAAAGTATAAGCCAACAGAAATTATTGTAGGACATAAAGTAAGTACACTAACTAAAATCGAGGCACTATAATGCCCTGCTATAAATGTAGTAATGGTAAATATAAGTATGGTTTAAAAGGGAACTGCCAATTTGATACACTAGAAAAGTGTCAAGAGGCAGAGCGTGCTATTCATGCCAGAGAGGGTAAAAAAGATGAGTTACAAACCTATGAAAAAACCAGGCAAAAAACCAACAAAACCTGGAAAGATGTAAAATAACTGTATCCTATTACACAATATATTTAAGGATACACTAGTAGCCAGACTAGCTAAAACTGGCACAACACACACAGGAGTATGCAATGATATGCAAATTTTGCAAACAAGTATTTCGAGCACTAGAGCTTAGTGGCAAAGCTAGAGCCCGTCGCTATATGAACTATAGAGGTTGGCAATGAATTGGTATACGTTAATTTGTCAAGCACTTTGGGCCACACAACTTACTCGTAGCGGTAATTGGCGTAAAGCCAGAAAATTAATGCTAAAATGAGTACTGGTACATGTTTGCTGCTTTTAGCAGTATTATTTTTAATTGTAGTTATTGATAACATACACACACGGAGATCTAAATGAATCCATTTGAAATTCGCGCTCAACTTTTGGAGATGAGCAAAAATTACCTAGATAAACAATTTGACATTAACACAGAGTTTGCTAGACAAGCATTTGATACTGCTCTTAAAAATGGCTTAAAAGCTCAAGAGCAATACCAAGAATTTATGCCTAAGTTATATACTATGGATCAAGTAGTAGAACAGGCTAAAAAGCTCTATGGCTTTGTTAACAGTAAGTGATCTTTGGCGCAGAGTAGAGGAATATTTCAGCCAACCCTACTCGCTACAAAAGTTCGTAGAAGATCACAATCCACAATCAATGGCTGATGTAGAATATTTAGAAAAACTCTGGTACTATCACACTAATTCTAAAACGTGGTAGTAATCGGCCGATAATAAAAATAAAAAGGGGCTAGTATGCTGGATATTAAAGAATTACGAGAAGAACTCCTAGAACATGCTATGGAGTACTTAGATGAAAAACATCAAACGCAAAAATGTTTTGCTAAAATGTTTTTTAAACATAAATTGACCCAGGGTATGATGGTAGATAATTATCAAAGTTATATGCCACAAATTTATACACCACAAGAAGCTATTGAACTAGCTAAAGCGATGGAAACATATGTAATAGGTGGTAATGGTAAGTAAGCAATAAAAATATTAATTTGACGCTCGTTGCTAAACCATGTATAATAGTAATTTATATACTAGGAGAGGCAATGAGCATTTTTGACTTTAATAGTTGTAACCTATACTTAACACCAGCTCCTTGGCGACAACAATTTAATGTTACCAAAGAATCTGTCTTAAATGACTGGAAAACTGGTAAAGATTTTAAGGTTGTAGATGGCCCTTATTGTAGTATTCGTGATTTACAGTATATGCGTGAAAATTTTAATAGAGTTTTCATAGTTTATAGTCGTGGAAGTATAGAAGTTTAACGGGACTGTGGCGTAACAGGTAGCCGCAAGAGACTTAAAATCTCTCGACTTAGGTCGTGCCGGTTCGAGTCCGGCCAGTCCTACCAAGGAATAAATATGGCAGAACAAAATATTCAAGATAAAATGCTCCATAATGCTAATCAAATTTTACTAGCACTACTAGGTAGTGAAGATATAGTAGATCAGTGGTGGAATAGTAATAATAAAGCATTTGATTATGAGATACCGGCTGATTTATGGCACACCAGTAAGGGTAGAAATAAAGTTTACAACTACCTACTAGACCAAATGGAGCCCCCACATTAGATGCGTTAGCATAGTTGGCCAAATGCACTAGCTTGTCACGCTAGAGATCATGGGTTCGAATCCCATACGCATCGCCATACTAAAGTACTTTTTCTAGAGTACTTTACTATGGTTTATAATAATAACAATAAAGGTAACCAATGAGTAATTCAACTAATGCAGAAGAGCGATATTTAATGTTAAGCGTTCCTCTATTACTAAGATTATTTGAGTATGTTCGAGAAGAAACTCTTAGTGATGAAGATTTACACTTTATGGCCGAACGTATGCAAGAACTTGCGCTAGATGGCGTAAAAATGACTATGAATCAGTACAGTGGAATCATTCCACACAAAGAATCAATGACTACTTACGATAAGTAGTCAATCCTGGCAGAGAATACCTGCCAGGATTCTCTGCTAAAAACTCCGTTATAATTATAATAAGAAAAGGGGAAATAAAATGGCAGAAAGTATTACACCAGCTGGTATGATGATGAGCGGTGGTGATGGTCTATTTGGTGGTAGTGGTCTTATTGGGGGCCTTATCCTAGGATCACTACTACGTAACAACGGCAACTTATTTGGCAATGATGGCGCAGGTGCAGCAGGTGCTGCCCTTCGTAGTCCTCCAGAGCAAGCACAAGCTAATATGGACTTAATGGCTGCTATTGGTGGTGTCGACAAAGCCGTGGCAGTCGGAACAGCTGCTATGGAGGCGTCACAAGCTGCACAAAGTGCAGCTATTGTTGCTGAATTAGGTCGTGCAACTAGCAGCATTGTTAGTCGCGTTGAAGGCACTACTGCCGCAGTTAATGCAGGTACAATGGTAATAGCACAACAGCTAAATGGTGTCGAAAAGAGCATAATGGAAAATCGTTATGAACTTAGCAAAGATATTAGTGCTGATGGTGACAAAACCCGCGCACTACTAGTACAACAGTACGAAGCGACCCTAAATCGTCAACTTACAGATGCTAACGCAGCTGTTATAGCACTACAAACTAAACTAGATAATGGTGCTGTAGCTCGTGGCGTTGAGGTTACTACAACCAACAA